GACGTTCTGCTGCCAAATGTTTCCTCTCCGCCGTTGCTTCTACCCTCTTATCCTTCTGCTCCTGCTGGTAGTCATTCTTATTGTATTTGGGAACACCTATCCGAGTGATAAGTTTATTCTGCCTCTTAACAGTATTAGTAAGGTCGGAAGTCAGATCCTTCATGTCGCTATTATACTCATCATACGCACGCTTATTGTTACGCTTCAGTTTCGTAAAAGATTCACGATTTCTTTTCCTATTTATTTTTGCTGCTCCTGATGAAGTAAGGGTGTAGGTAAGGGTATGATTTGGATTATATGCAAATGCACTCTCACTGTTTACATAGTCCACGCCCTCTTTAAGTCCTTTTAGATTATCATCCCCGATATTATATTTTTTGCCCTTATTAACACGATGGTAATATCCGCCACCCTTTACAGTCCTTTTGTTATTTTCTGTCTGTTCAATCCTTCTTTTAAGGGATTTCGTCATCTCATCCTCATATGCTGCTGCCTCTGCACGAGCCATGATAGCCTGTACCACAAGAGACGTATTCTTGACCATGACACTCTCCGCCTGGGTTACATTATTAACGGAAAAGCCAAGGTCATTGAATGCACTCTGGTTAGCACGGATAAAGAACTCCTTTTTCCTCATGTCGTTTCCAAGGGCATTCCATTCTCTTTGCAGTTTCATATATTCAGAAATCTGCTTACTGGCGGATTCCGCCACGCTATCAGTCCACTCCTGATGCATCTTCTTCACAGCTGCTGCATGGGCCTTGGCTGCTGCCGTAGCATCTTCCAGTGCCTCGTTACCCTTACGAAGGTTCTTTACCCAGTTTACAATATCCTTCCCGTACATTGTTAGCAAGGTAATTCCCACCATCATCACTGTCTGCCAGCTAAACAAAGATTTTGTAAGCTGTTTCCATACAGGTACAGGCTCCTTGCCGGCTGCCTTCATTGCAGCATTCATCTCACGTGTCCGCTTGATCTCATCAGTCAGAATAGGCAAGTTATTGGATATGGCGAGAAAGAACATATTAATACCCATCTTCAATGATGGCAGCTCCCTTACAATCTGTTGCACGGATATATCAAGACCATTCCATGCCATCTTGTAATTGCCGACGTTCCTCTGATTATTTCCAATACTTGAATCGAGTTCCTTTATCTTCGCATCCGCCTGTTGAATAGAAGCAAGAAGTTCCTTGCCGAAAGGTGAGTTTCTCTCCTCTTCGGAAAGAGACCTGTAGGCTATCCTCATTCTCGAAAGGGACTGAGACATCTCATTCATGCTCGTAGCTGCCGATATGTCCATCTTAGCATTGTTCGCAAGGGACTGTCTGACCTCTGAAAGTGCAGTCTTATGCTGCAAAAGGGAATTATTCAGCGCATCAAGGCGTGCTTTCTGCGCAGATGAAAGATCTCCACTCCATTGTTCGGATTTGTTAATACGACTTATCTCTGCATTGATAAGGCGGATGGCATTCTGCTCCTCTACCATCCTGTGAATATTATCTTCTCTCGTTCCCAGCACGGCATCTATATCATCTTTCAAATCAAGATAAGCCTTAGCCTGTGCCTTTACGGATTCCGTCTGTGCCTTCGTCCCGGATGTATCGGCATTAGCCTTTCCGGAAGAAGTACCCATAGCTGCCTTGGAGAGTTTCTCCTGCGCCTGTGTTATTTTGCTGGTAGCATTGATTATGTTCTGTGCTGACCTGTCAATCTTGGCAGTAGTCTCAGAAACCTTCCTGCCGAGTTCATCATATTCCTTAGTGAGTTCTTGCAGCCTTTTCTCAGCCTGCTCCTTGATGTCAATATCAACTTTCACGTTGATACCCTTGAGGGATTTCTTGACATTCTCAATCTCATTCTTCAATGCACGGAGTTTCTGTATATCTCCGTCTGTGTTCGCTATTATTCCAGCCATAATTATATTTTCTTTTCAATCTGCCTTTTTGCATAAAGAAGGCCATTGGACATTATCACATCAAATCCTTTACTCTCAACATATGAAGCATATTCCATACCATTCGCAAGGTAGAGTCCGTCACCCTGTTTCTCTGAGTAAATAAGGAGATTGCGAGTATTTTCCATCGCATCAGGATGTGCCCCGTCATTATTCACCCATAAATCTACGATCTGACCGTCACGGACTACACAACCGCCATTGCCATTGCGAAGGTTGCCAGTATGGTTTTGGTATTTCCCCTGAATACGGGCATTTCTTGTTGCGTCCCTTCCTATTTTGGAAAGACCACCAAAATAGGCATTATCAAGCTGCTTTTCCAGCTCGTCAAGCCCTGATGTGTCACCCGTAAACTCCATAATTCCTTTTTAGACAAAGTTACCTAAAGAAGAATTTAGAATTGATGAAATTGAAAAGAAAATACTTACAATGAAGCCATTGTAAGGAAAAAAGGCGGTCATTTTGACCACCTTGATCCGTAAATAAAATAATAAAAACAGTTCTTTTTCACATTATCTTCCATTTCTATGCCTATTGGCAAGCTCCTTTCCACTTATCCTGTGCACCTTACCATAGAGTGCCTCATGTTGCTTGTCACGTTGCATTATGATCATATTCCGATACGGTATCCTGTTGACCACTTCGTCATAGGTCAGGTGTAATGTATCCATGAACGTTGCAATAAGGCCGAGCAACGTCCTTCCGCCCGATAATTCTACTTGTGACTTGCTGTCAGTTGGCTTGCGGTCTTCATCAAACTGGCAGCTTTGTAAAAAACCTGTGGAGAGAGTAAATCGAACCCATCACAGAGGGCATTGATAACTTCTTCATAAGTACCTTCAGAAAGTTCATCAGTCAACTTATCATCTCCTTCTATCAGCCATGACAATGCCCTTGCATAATTCTTCGCATCCTTGCATGACATAAGCAGTTCCTTGATCGTTTGTGCCTTATCATCCATTTCCACCCTTGACAGACAGGACGTTGCGCCAGCTATCTTGATTATCGTAGGGGGATCAAGAGTATACGCCTTACCGTTCACGAAGACGGTCTTGAAATCATTTCCGACAATCGCATCACTTATTACTCTTGCACTATGATCCATAATAACCTAATTTAAAACGGGCGGGGACAAATCATGCCACCACCCGAAAAGTAAAACAACTAAAACGAAATTAAGAATTTGCCGGTGCAACAGCCTGTAATGCTCCTACTGCACTTTCGTCAAAATCATATTCCGAAGCCACACCTGCAACGGATGACTCCTGTGCATACGCCTTTACTGCAATAGCAACAGCCTTGTCAGTATTGGCCTCACGGGCGTCGATATAGCAGTTCGGGAAGATAAACCACACATCATCATCAGTCAGACAAAAAAGAACCTTGTGAATAGCAGCCTTATCTCCACGTGACCATCCTACAATTTTCTTGTTTGCATCTACAACCACAGATCCGCCCATAAATTCGGACTTGGTCTTATAATCATACTCTCCGATCGTGAATCCGGGAGTAAGATCACCTGCAGCCGGTCTATCATAACGATACTTCTTGCCATTCAACTGGTTAGAATATCCGGTAGGTGCACTCTCTGCCTCATCAAGGCTCCATGTATCCTGATGCACATTAGGTACTACCTTGCCAGCAGCAATAGCAGCCTGAATGATCGTCTTGGCAGTAGCTGTGGTCAAAGCTGCGGTAATAACGCCCGGATCGTCATATACAATCTTCTTGATTCCTGCACAATCCATAATAAATCAAACATTTAAAACATTAAACAATAATCTACAATTCACATAATGACATTTGAAGTTACTATCAGCCTCAATGCCTATAGAGTACCGGGAATAAGTATAACTCGTTCCGTCATGAACGCCTGCAACCGATTTAAGGAATATTTCCTCGGCCATCCTCTCAAGAGTGTTCAGTCTGTTCCTGTTCCTGTTAAGGTGATTGTTCTCATCTCTTAGATCAGGCACACAGACATTGACCTCGACAAATGAAGGAAGCCAGTACTTTCCGTCCTGCTGCGCCTTCGCATGGATGATGATCATCTCCTCAGTAAGTCCGCTGTTCATAGTGTCGTCGACAATCGGCGTCTCGGTAGTGGTCTTGCTGATTCCGAAGCCTTGACAGGCAGCAAGTATAATATCCTCAATATCGGTAGTTACAATCATAGCCAGATGTCACACATTCCTTTAAGTTCGTCAGAATAGCACTCGGCATTCTTCTTTACATTACCCTCTCCGATAACATTTCCTTCAGAGTCCACACATTTCACGTGAGTATTAAGAGGTATCTTAGCACCCTCATATACTACATGATAGCTGTAAGTCCATAATTCACCGTTGACAGCGACCTGTTTCATCTGTGAGTTATCGTGACAGAAACATTTGCACACTTCCATCCACGTCTTTTCCCCTTCTGAAACCTGCCGGCCGTACTGGTCGTACTGCGGTTTAGAAACCGTCTCTTTCATCAATGTATGTGGAGCGCATTCCATCATAAGAAACTTATCCTCGCTTTCTGATTCAACTCATCTTTCAGCCCATATTGCTTACACGCCATAGAATAATAGTCCCTTATCCCCTGCGTGTCCCAGCTCATCGACCGAGAGAAACCATTTTCTGACACGGAGTGTGAATTATATCTCAAAAGAAGTGTTGGAATGTATCTCACGATAGCCACGTTTATGGGTGTGAGATTGCTTTTCGACACATCCGCATCAGCACTTTCTCCGGAAGAAAGCTGAATGTCAAGAAGCTCAGCCTCCGGCAAACTGATGCCGAAGGACTGAAACTTCTGAGAGATATAATCATTTGCCGTCATAATTATGCTGCATTAATGGCTGAAAGGTCAATGGTAGTGATGGTAGTCGGATCCGCAAACTCCGGAATCCACTCTGCGGTATACTCAAGATACCTGCCATTCTCATCATGACTTGCGCCTATGGCCATATCACCGTTATCCTTACCTGTCGGACGATAGTTGATTCCCGGAACAGGATCTTTGACTTCATAAGGAGTATGATAGCGCATATACCCGATTTTATCCTGTGGCAAAAGGGTAATATGACCATCTGCATATACTGGTACGTTCTTTTTGGTCTGATCCTTAACATAATCGTCCTTGATCTCGATTGCGGGAAGTCCGATACCTGTGAACATCTGTGATGCCAGTTGAGAGGTTACAAGACCTGTGGAAACATACAGTTCATTTTGAGAAAGTTGCATCTTGAACTTATCTCCGAATTCACTTGAACCAATGATATTCTTAACGAATGTTCCACGGCTCATGATCATCTTCTGGTAAGTCCCATAATCAGGCTTGAGTTCGTCCACCTTGTTCATCAGCCATGTAATGAACTTCACGTTGCTGTCACTCGTAACATCAGCCTTTGTCGGCGTGAGAGTATTAAGAGGAAGGTCAATATCCAGCAACGGAGTGGCATTCTGCGTATTCACGGCTGCATCCTTGTTTCTCACTTCTGCCTTTCCTGTCATAAGCAGATCGCCTACAACAAGATCCATGCGCTTGTGGGCTGCGAGCGAGGTCTGACGATAGTCATCATAAATAAAGTTGATAATGTCATTCAATGCAGAAACCTGTCCTGTGGCATTAGCAGCATTGTATTTATCGATCAGATCCTGCAAATCACTCAGACGGTCAACAGAAATCTGATAGCGGTCTCCGAGGTAAGCAATTTCACCATAGCCATAACCGATATTACGGCGTTCACGAATAGGCTTACGGCCATACTGTGAGTTGATTGAACCTGCCATAACGCCACTGACTGTGCCGATATAGCTTTTCCACACACGGGTGGTTACTGGTCTGAAATCAAGATATTGCTGCCAATAGATTGTATCCTTCCGGGTCTGCATGACACGGTTGATGATTGCATCTACGATCTGTGGCTCATTGAACAGCGCTTGTATTGTCAATTCCATAATTTATTCTCCTTTCTGCTTTTATTCGTTAAACTGAAAATAAGGCAAGTTAGCTTTGTCATTTGCAGAGAACGGTGTAACCAGCTTATCCGGCTCAATGTCAAATGCCTTCATCAGAAGTGCAACATTGTTGATACCAGAAGTTACCTTGTGATTTTCAAAGAGTGCGGAATTTGCGACGATACTTTGGGCCTTTCCTGCCGTAGTCTTTGCCGTGAAAAGAACATCTCCATTAGAGAGTGCTGCTCCAAATGCAGCCTTCAATGTAACAACATCATAATCTGCATTGGTTTTATCAATAGAGTCTACTGTTGCTCCTGCCGATCCATTACCGAGAATAGTCCCGGAAACCACATAAGAGCCTTTTGCAATCTTGATGTTCGTAGCTGTAGCCACTGCATCCTCCACTACCTTGCAGTTCACTACGATTGCAGCCGTTTTCTTTACGAGGTCTGCACAAATCGGAGTAAATGAAGGAACGTAAGAGTCGAGCGCAAGCCCATTCACATTAAGAACAAAAGCTCCTATCCGACGTCTGCCGGAAGAAACATCATAACGCTCTTCCTGCTCATCCGGCGGAGTAATATTATACTTCCATCCTGCCATAATTCAATCTTTTTAAAAATTATTTTTTAGGTTCTTCGACAGATTCTCTTTTCTCTACAATTTCCTTGGTACCATCATTGATCTGCTTGGCAATATTATCCGTATCCGTCTTTTGCTCTTCCTTGGCTGTCTGTGGGGCCTTGGCGAACTGAAATCCAGAATTGGTCATTTCCTGCTTCAAATCAACGAAATACTTATTGAGGTCGGTCTGAGGATCAATAGTCTTGCCTTTGTATGCGAACTCAGGGATTCCAAAGCTTTTTGCAGCCTCGTCTATCTTTGCGTTCCATTCCTGCGCCTGTGTCTTTGCGTTCATTGCAGTAATCTGATCATTTATCGGCTTCATTGCAGCAGTAACCGCACCGGCAATCTGTTCGGCCAGAGAAGGTTCTGTCTTTTCTTCCGACTTCTTAGGTGGCGTAGGCTCAACTTTTTTAGTAGGATCCTCAACAGCTTTCCCGTCCTTGATATTGTACTTTTTCTCGTAGCTCTTGACTGCGGTCTTCTGTGCATCATCTGCCCGGTAGTCACCGTAACTCCGTAACACGTCCTGAAAGCTGATCCCGTCTATAATAGCCGTAACCTGCTTCTCGTCCGTGACCCCTTCGGATTTGTTCGTAGCGATCCGCTGGAGCGTAGCGTCCTCAACCCCTTTGAACTTGGTTTTGAGACCCGCAAGAATCTGTTCATAGATATTCATAGAATTTTCCTTTTTGTAAACTTTTAACAAAGTTACAAAAGGGTATAGAGGTATAGAAGTGATTTGACGCCATGCTACTTACAACGGCCTTCATTGTAAATAATAAAAAATGGCGGTCACTCATCACGAGCAATCACCATCGACAATGCATAAAAAACATGAAGAAAACATATCATTTTCCGGTCTGCTGGCCATTGTCATCCGTAGGTTGTGCGGTTTTCTGCTTCTCTTCCATAATCTGCTCCACCTCATCTTTGGTCTCACCATAGTCAGAGCAGAAAGCCACACCATGCTCCGTTGACCATACGCCACCTTCAACAGCCTTGGCAGCAGTCGTAACCTTATCATCAACAGAATCAATGATATATGGCACAATCTCCGTGTTAATCTCCAGAGTCTTTGATGGTTGCCAAAGAGTCGTGTTGATTGAACCAAGGGCCGATATAATGAAGTTTACCCTGCGTTGAAAGAACGGGCCAAGCTCCTCTGCATGATTCTCGACAGCTGCGTGGATGCCCATAAAGACATATCGGAATGCCACACCGCTAAGGGCGGTTGTACCCTTAATCTGATCAAAAGAGATACGTGGTGTATTTGTCAGAGCGTATGCCTGGTTAAAATAAGTATCAATCTCTACCTTTACGGGATCGGACGCCTGATCCCATGTAAGATATTCAGCCTTAGCATCAGTACCAGTCATCTGCATAATACGATTACGCATATCAGTATTCTTCACATTATCCAAGTCTCCGAACAACATTAAGATCGGGAAGAAATGGAAATCAATACAATCAGCATAGCCAGACAGACACTTTTCAAGACGCTCCCTGATAGGACGTATCTTCTCGCAAAGCGTGTTCGGCCTGTGAGCATAGATAACCGGCAACTTTGTAAATCCATGCTTAAAAGTACGAACGGAATTCGGCTGCCATGTTTTGCTCAAATCCCACTGATATACCATCGTATCAGTGACGGTCATGAAACATTCATGCTCCGCCCCCGAAAGGTCAACTGTCTTATATCTACGTGAGAACGCAACAAGATTCCCCCCATCATCATAAAACGGATAAAGAGTATCTCCCCGAAAAGGCGACCATACTTGGCACTTTAACTTATACATCGGTGGCACATTACCGAATACATCAGGATATTTCTTCTTCAGCTTTGGCCAGAACCCGTCGTCAGGAACAATATACCAGTATTCCGCCACCTCTGTCTCAGAAAGCCATGAGCGGACTATCTGCCGGTTCTGATACTTCAGCTTGTTGGTGTTGAAAACTCTCTTGACACAGCCTAACAATGCACTTTCGCTATCATCTGCCGGTGTACAGTCTAAAGTCGGCTCGGTGCCGACAGTAAAGGCCGTATGAATATTCACCTGATCCTGTTCTATAGGAAGTGCAATCCTGTTCGGCTCTTTTTCTTCATATTCATTAGAATGCTGAACAGATGTTTTCGTATTGTCATCATATTCTACCCATGCCGGTTTTTTAAGCACCCGTATTTTCTTGTACTCATTAGGATCCATGATCTTATGCCGGCGAGGATCCCAGTCCCTTAACAGTGCAAGAGGATCAGGATTCGGAAACCTCCGCCCGTGCATGAGATAATATATTTTCATTTCCTCATTCGGAAGGGCCAAAACCTCTTCCAAGGTTGATGGTGTTGTTGCTGATGTTCCTGTTATAACCATAATATTCAATTTATCTTGCGAAAGCCGCTGCAATGTCAATTCGTGGCTTCTGTATTCTCCCCAATAGTTCGCCCAGAATATAATATCTCGCAGCGTCTATGCCGTGGTTATCATGATCCTCAGGCTCATTGATATAATTACCGTCTTTGTCTTTCGCCCAGACGTAGTTTCTGAACTCCTTCCGGAGATTATACGAATGTTCGGTAACAAAGATATTCATGCTCTGCATCTTATCTATTCCGGCGTTGATAGATCCCGGACCTTTCTCAACCGGGTAAATCTTCACACCACCGTTGTGTATCTCCTGTATAAGCCGTGGGTCCGCACTGTCGGCAATGACTTTCAGTCCATAAGGCCGTAATACCTTTATGATGTCACTCGAAAGTAATCCTGTACGGTAGTCTATCTCATCAAGATACAAGTCGTTGCCTATAACTCCGCATCTAATGGAAGCAGACGGATCATTAGTATAGCCAAAGTCCTGACCAACTGCAACATGCTTGCACCACTTCGGAAACTCCCGTACTACACTCACATGCTTGAACACGGCACCCTTGGCAACATCTGCCCAACGGCCAATGACGGTATGTGCGTATTTCTCCGGATCATTGACTTTCATCTCTTCTACTTCTTTCAGAAACTCCGGAGATAGGTTTTCCAGATTATCGAGGTAGGTCGTATGAATGTGAAGCACATTCGGATTAGTGCTGATCTGAACGGACACACCGTCATACATCACTTCCTTATGTGTCTTTTCTATAAATCTCTTATAAACCCAGTGATTATTGTCAGTAGGATTCATAATAATGATGATTCTGTTCTGTATACCGGTCTGGCGGATTGAGAGCATAATAGTCTCAAACTCCTTCTCCGATGCCCACTCCTCGGCTTCGTCAACGATGAATGTAGTAATACCGTGAATGGATTTCAGTTTGGCCGTCTGATTACCTGAAGAGGTCTTGATACCACGGAACATGATCTTAGAGCCCGTGAGCTTGTTGATCACGTCTGTCTTTGTAGCATGGAAAAATCTGCTCGTACCGTCAAATTCTGCCTTTTCGAGGAACTCAGGAATAATTGAGATATTGGCAGAGACCATCGTATAACGAGTATACAGGATATTATGAACGACTTTCCTTGCTACCTTCCTTGACTCATCCTTGAACAACTCAAAAGTAAGGCGCTCGGCAAAGGTTGAAAGGGCGAAGGATTTTCCGCTCCCACGTCCGCCAGTGATAAGAATGATAAAATGTTTCTTATCAGAATACAAAGGCAAATAACATTTATGCGTCTTTATCATCGCTCTTCTCCGTATCTTTCGTCTCTTCGGCTATCCACTTCGAGATGTCTACACCATGACTGATATTATTCTTATCTTCATCCTCATCCTGATTCCTTTCTACCTTCCGCCAGTCAAGATCATAATGGAAAAGGAGTGTGCCCTGCGCACGAGTATTCGGGGCAAGCTCCGTCTCTGTCTCCGTCACTACAGCCTTATCGGTAAGCGTTATCCACCCTGTACCACCGCAATAGGGACAATTCGGATCATTGCCATTACACTTACATCTCTGTCTGACATAGTTCTTCGTCTTGCTATGTATTATCTTGCCACCAAGGGCTGAACGGATAAAAGCACTCCGCACTCCGGCTACTACATTCGAGCGCGCGGATGTCAACACCCCGATGATACGCTTACCACGTTTTCTGTTTTTTGCTGCTGACCAGGACTCATAGCTTCCGTTTTTCATTGCGCCGAAAGTGTCAGGCTCTAAGTTAAGGTGGTGAGCTATCTCCTTATCAGTAAACCCGTTCATTGCAAGCTGACGTATCAGTTCGTAGAAATCGTTTGAGTCATAATCATGCCGTGGTTTTGCCATAATCTTCTTACCCTTCTATTACATCATCAATGATATGGTCGAAATCCTCGCCCTTGATAAACTTGTTATCAGGATCAAGACCGTACTTCTTGCAAAAAGCTATCTTACTGTCATTGCTGTCAAAGGATAACATGATGTATGCGTCCATGTTCGCCGCCGATTTGTCTGCCGATTCACGGACCTCCTGTTTGACGGCCTTCATGTGCTCGGCCTTTGCAGCCTTCTCCTGTTCCTTCTGCTCTTTAACAGGCTCTTGCATCTTCTCAATCTCATCAGAGATATTGTTTTCCTCTTCGGTCTTGAATAGCTGGTCACATCCTATCAGACTCAGGTCAGACTCATTAAGGCCGGCGTCCTTATAGTCAATGTCGGGAATAAGTTCACGCATCTTATCGTAGTCCCACTCGCCCTGCGCATTAGGATTATTTAGGAGAATATTCAACTCCTTTTCGCCCTTCTCATCAACCTCAATAAGGTCAACACGAAGAGTATAGTCATTTGCCTTTGTCTTTTCATCGTACTTCTGCAATTCATCCATCACAGAAACACGCTGGTGGCCGGAAACGATTGTATAACCTGTAGTCTTGTTGACTACTATTCCGCCGAGCATACCGAACTTCTTTATCCCTCGCTTCAACGACTTACGGCCCTCATCAGAGATTGTACGGGGATTATAGGATGCAAAGTGTATCTGCGAACGGTTCAGTACCACTGGGGTACTCTTGATATATTTTGAAATCTCACTCATTTATTTGTTTTCTCCTTTCCTTGCTGATAATCATATTCGTCCAATATTCTTTCCGACATCGGGAACGTTTTCAGGACTTTCTGTAAATCAAGTGGAGCATTCTTTCTCATCCACAGGAAACAGTCAAGATTAAGCCCTACGCCCGAAGATGGTTT